AAGATGACTTATTTTAAAACCAACTAATTATGGAGTATAATAACTATTACTGGCTAAATGAAGACAGCCGTACATTTTTATCAAGGGGTTACATTACAGAAACTCCTGAACAAAGAATCAAAGACATTGCTATTAAAGCAGAAAAGTATTTGAATATAAAAGGATTTGCAGAAAAGTTTGAACACTACATGGCTAAAGGGTATTACTCTTTATCAACTCCAGTGTGGATTAACTTTGGTAAAGCAAAAGGATTGCCTATTAGTTGTTACGGATCTAATGTAGATGACAACTTGGACAGTATATTAAATGCTGGCCGTGAAATTGGAATGATGTCTAAGTATGGAGGTGGAACTTCAGCTTACTTAGGAAATATTAGAGAAAGAGGTGCTCCTATTTCTACAGGAGGATTTGCAGATGGACCAATTCATTATGCTAAGATATATGATACTGTAGTAGATGTATGTAAACAATCTGAAGCAAGACGTGGAGCATGTGCAGTCTACTTACCTGTAGAGCATGCTGACATTTTAGAGTTTTTAGATATTGGAACAGATGGTAATCCCATTCAGAACCTTCAATATGGTGTCACAGTTGGTGATACCTGGATGGAAGAGATGAAAGCCGGAGACAAAAGCAAACGTAAAGTTTGGGCCAAGATCATTCAAAATAGAAGTGAGATTGGTTTTCCATACATAATGTTTAAAGATAACTCTAATAATAATTCTCCTTATAAAGAGTTGGGATTAGAGATCACTGCTTCAAATCTATGTTCTGAAATACAATTACCTACAGACAGTTATAATTCTTTTGTTTGTTGCCTAGGATCTATCAACCTGTTACACTGGGATGAGATTAAAGAAACAGATGCTATAGAAACATATGTGTATTTTCTTAATGCTGTAATGGATGAGTTTATTATTAAGGCAGAAACAATGCCCGGTATGAAGAGAGCTTATAATTTTGCAAAAAATCACAGAGCTGTTGGTCTAGGTGTTATGGGTTACCATTCATTATTTCAATCAAAGCTTATTGATTTTGACTCACTACAAGCTAAAGGTTTAAACAGTGAAATATTTAGAACACTTAAAGATAGGAGTGAAATAGCATCAAGGAAGTTACATACAGAGCATGGATATAATTCTATTAGGGATGGTTATGCTAATACTACTCTTATGGCTATAGCTCCTACAAAGTCTAGTAGCTTTATACACGGTGCTGTGTCTATGGGAATAGAACCTATTAAGTCTAACTACTTTATTAAGGATCTTGCTAAGTCTAAGACAGTGTATAAGAATCCTTTCTTAGAGGCACAGTTGGAAAAGCACGGTTTAAATAATACTAAGACTTGGCAATCTATACTTAAGAAAGATGGTAGTGTACAACACTTGGACTTTCCTACTAAATCAGTATTTAAATCTTTTGTTGAGATATCCCCAAAAGAAATTGTATTGCAAGCAGCTCAAAGACAAAAGTATATTGATCAATCTCAAAGTTTAAACTTAATGATTGATCCGTCTGTGTCAGCTAAGGATATTAATAAACTTTATATGTATGCCTGGGAGGAAGGAGTTAAAACCTTATACTATCAGTTTAGTAAAAGCTCTGCTCAAGACTTTGCACGCAATATACTAGAGTGTTCTTCTTGTGAAGGATAAATAAATAATACTAAGTCACATAAACGGCAATAAAAAAAGGGGCCATCTATCTTGGTCCCTCCATAATATGTCATGGCTTTATCACAACTCTTACATGTATTTTTAGTACTTATTTTCTTATTCCTTTATGATTGTCAATCCTATCTAGAATTTTGTTAAGCTCATCTGTTTTTATCAGACCTGCCATTGACGCATTCTTTAAGGCACTTATAATTTGAAGCACCATAAAAGGAACTACAATTACTTCTGATAGCCAGCCTGTTCCATTAAAACCTTTTTCTATCATAAGTATGACTGTTAGAATTGCCAGCCATGTAAAGGTATTCTTTGTTATTCTTAATGCTTTATATGTTTTAAATCCCTCTCTTTTACAGCCTGCCCACACTCCAAAAATGCCATCTAACCATAATACTGAACAAACCGCTAGGTATTGTTCCATGTTTTCCATTGATAAATCAAAAAAGTACGTACATAAATACGTACAAAATGCTGTTATGCTCACTAAGATTAATTTAGTTGTCATTGTTAAATTTAATTTTCCTTTGCCTTAACTGTTGGAGCAATAGTTCTAATAGCTTTTACCGGTTTAATTGGCTTTGTAGGTTTAATTATTGGTATAGATACTGGTCTTGTGTGCATTACAGGTGGGGTGTATGTATTTCTAACATTAATGTTAGGTACATTATAGTAATTCCAGTTTTTGTATTGCCAATTTTGATTATAATTATATCTAAAAGGATCTTCTTGACGTAATATTCTAAACTTAAAGTCTCTAACAGGGACAGCAAGTGTGTCACCTTTTTCTGTTATTGTTAAAATACTTTTGATCTTATAGCTTGTAGATAAGTTGTATGTTCCACAAGATGAGAACGTTAAGAGTATTACTAATAATAAAGCCAATATATGTTTCATATTTCCTTGTATCCTATATAATAATATACACAAATTTTGTGTCAACATCAGGGTTTAAACCTGTTAATTTGTCTTATTTAATATAGAAATCATCCATTTTTTCAAAGTTAGACCACTTTTGAATTGTGTACAAAACCGGAATAACATCTTTCCAGTTTTTTCCAATCTTCCATTGACCCTTTTTAGGTTTATTTTGATAAACATATTTGCTGTTCTCTAGAAACTCTTCTTTGGAATTGAATATTAAACCAACTCCTGTTCCAACAGTCATTGAAAGTGCTTCACCTATTTCCCCTAATGTTCTAGTAGAAGCTATTGGTGACTTAAGCATTTGATAAAGTTGTTCATACCCACCCATGCCAGGTATTGGACTAAATAAAACCATCTCTTTATATGTTCTATCTGTTTGATATGCCGCATAATTTTTTAGTTTTCTAGTAATCATATCATCCTCATCATCACCTCCGTTTATTATTTCATTCATGATACCAACAATAATTAATATCATTGATTCTCCTAAAGTTCTATAAACATTTTTAAGCAGCATATTTGCTTTACCCTCGTCATAATTAAAACCATCTTTTGTTTCAACCAATCCGTATTCTTGCTTGAAGGTTTGACCTAAGCTTTTTAATCCAAACTTCTTAAATCCTTTTTCACCCACAACTGCAGTTTTAGCAATATGAACTAAGAATTTACCTAGTGAATTATATCTACCTTCTAACCACCCTAAGTTTTGATCATAGTATGCTGATTGAAACCTTGCTCTGTAAGCAGGCATCACCCACTTGTGAAACTGTGCAAGTAAAATTCCTAAAAAGTTATTTTGAATAACCATTCTATCTTCTCTAGCATAGTTACCGTGTATTTGCTTATTTACTTCACGTATATTGTTTCTTAAATCATATCTAAACCTATCATCATAAACCATCTCTTCTCCAGACAGCTTATCTATTACTGTATTGTATCCTTCTTTTAATGTAACCTCTCCCGTTGAAGGGTCAAAGTCATAAGCATCTACAAGAGTTAATGAGTCTTCACCGTTAGAAATTTGAGTACCTAATAGCATTGCCATACCCACAGTACTTTGTACTTTATATTCAGCACCCTGGTTAAGAGAGTAACCAAAGTTTGTAAATCTTGACCATATACCTTCACCATCTCCAAGACCAAACTGCTCTCTTATATCTGCATCATTATCCATCATACGGAAGTATTGAACTAATGCTTCATATTTATTTAAAGGTCTATTTTCATCATAACCTTTTGTTTTTAACTGAACTGCATTTAAAGTTGCTACTCTACCTACAAAATCTGCACTTGATTCTATAGCACTTGCTGATCTTTCTATTAAACCTTTTGTTCCTTCAGTATAAAACATCTTAGTAGCTTCAGTATAATCACCGGCACTATAAAATAACCCACCCGCTGCTTCTATATAGTTGTTAATTTGACCTAACGTTAAGTTATTCAAGTTACCAAATACGTTAAATGCAACATAGGCTAAAGAAGATGCATTAATTAATCCTCCTGCAATTTTATCTACAGTTCCTTTTGTAATTTTATCATTATCATAGTAAACCATTTTCATCCAATGGTGTGCTCTTTGTGCAGCATTACTTTGTAAGCCTTGTGTGTTTTGTTTTCCTACTGCAGCATTTACAATATTCCCCGCTGTGTCAACAACTTTACCCAGAAGCTCAAGTTGAGTCCCTGGTTTCTTATAAGATCTCATTTCAATAGCTTTAAGCATAGCTTGCAATGTATCTTCTATTTCACCCATTACCTCAAAGTTCTCAGCCATAGCTGCAAACTTAACCAAGCTACTAGTCATATCTTTACTAACCTCACCCAGAGTAGGTTGTGATCTTAACTTAGATGCTTGTGCTTCTAATTTTGATCTTTCTTTTTTATATTGATTAATGTTTATAGCACCATCAGTTCTTTGATCTTTTAAAACTTGTATCTGTTCATATATTTCTTCAAGCGCCCC